TGTTAAACTTTTGGTTGTCTCTGTTCCTGTGGATGATCTTATAATAACTTGTATATCTGTATTGGCAAAGATCTTAAAACCATAAACAAAAGTGTTATTACTACCATTGCCTGAATATGAATTTTTTACTGTTGTTGATGATACTGTCATATTACTTGTCTATATTATTTATCCTTCATTTTATCAAGACTATTTAATGCTTGTTTTGCAAAATTTATCATAAGTCTATACTGATTATCTATCAATTCTCTCTTCTCATCTGGAGTTAATTTAGTTCCATCAGCAAGCTCTTTAGTGTTATATATCTGTCTTATACTCTTGTCTAACTCTTTTATTGACTTCTTGTAAGTCATCATAAATTTTTTATCATAAGGAGCAGTCTTTAAAACTTTTTCTAATTCTTCTATTTGACCTGTTTTTTTTAATAAGTCTATGTCGTTAAATGCTTTTTCTATAGGTTCGAGTTCCTCAAAAAATCTAGTTAAAGCAGTAGAGGAATAACCAGGTACATCTCTAACATCAAAGGCTCTTACTACTGGTATTTTCGATAAGGTATCTGTCGGTTTAATAGGGTCATCTATAATTTTAGCTTTGATTAAAGCATAGTCTAAAATATCTAAAGCATATCTACCTAAACCACCTGTCCAAGACCTAAATACATTTTCTGCGTGAATAGGTTTCATTGCTAAAAAGCTGTCATCTCCTACAATACCATTCACTATTTCAGAAAATAGTTTAATCGTTTCAGAGGTATATTCTGTGTAATAAAATTTGTTTGATAAATTTTTATCTAAAGATTTAGGTACTACAGGAGCATCTCTAAAAATACTGTAGTTTGCAAAATTTTCCATAAGCGGTCTTACAGATGTTGGGATAGGATAAAATCCTTTTGCATTATTAATAAAAAATTGTTTTGTAAATCTACTCCATTCTTGAGGTTCGTTTGTTCTTACCCAATCTAAACTTTTTTCAATAACTGATGATACTAATGTTCCTACCTCAAATGGTTTTGGAAATCTGTAAGGTTTGTCATTTATTTTAAAATAATAATAATTTTGTTTTAACCACTCAGGTTCATCTCTATAATCCGCATCGTCATAATTTAACATATAAAAACCTAGAGTTGGTATAGCTACATAAGCACCAATCATAGCTGTGGTTCTTGCAAAATCATCTCTAAAGGCTTCATATAATCTTGTTAAACCTTGAACCCTTGCGTTCCAAAAAGGCACAAGTCTATTTATATTATTTCCTAACGATCCTCGTTTTGCATAATCTAAAAGATTTCTTGCTTCAAAACCTCCTCTTTCCATAGCTTGTTTTTCTGTTAAACCTTTTTCAATAGCTCTTTTATATGTTTTTTCAAATATTCTAAATCTTGTCATCTCTTCTGATAATTGAGTTAATGCTCTAAATGGAGCTAATGGACCTCTATTAGAATTTCTTACTGGACCTTTAGAAAGAATATCATACACTTTACCATCAAAGATATTAGGTTTATCAACAGCAAGTAGGGTAGATTGCATACCTCCAGACTTCACATATTTTTTATACATTGCCATAGTTTTTTTATTATTACCTTTAGTAATAATATTAAATGCTCCAATCACAGAATCTTGTATTGGAACAAAACCAACTTTATTTAAAAAACTAGCTTGCATAGTATCTCTAAAAAAGTTTGGTACAGCAAAGTCAGGTATTAATATTGCACCAGCTCTTAAAGTTCTAGCAGGAGCGCCTAAATAATTATAAAGCATATTTGAGCCTTGTTGATCTAAAGTTGTAAAAGCAGTTTTAATATCTTTACCTACATCCCAAGTTTCTAATTTACCATCTCTTCTTACTGTCATTAAATCTTCTTTAGGTTTTTTAGTAGTTTTAGGATTGACTTTATTAATAAATGGAAATGAATTAGGATCTTTCTTTTTAGTTTTTTCTACTAAATCTACAAAATTTATTTTAACTTTATTTCTTTCAACAGCATTAACAATAGTGTTGGTGTTCTTAACCATTTGTTCTAATGGTGGGTATACTCTTAATTTAGCACCTTTAATGGGTTTAAAAGGATTAACTGATCCTTCAGCTACAACTGGTTTACCATCTTGTATTAGTTCTCTTGCAAAAGTAACATAATTTTTGTTCGCTTCTGTCATTGCTGTAAATGCTTCTTTAGTTATAAAACCACCATCACGAGCATATTCTAAAAGTTCTCTTTGATATTTGTCAGTTTGTTTAGCTTTTGCTTCAAAAGTTTTTTTATATTTATTAGTAAATTGTTTTGCTGTTTCAATATTAAAACCTGTTTCAATACCTCTATTGTTTAATTCAATAGCTCTTCTATTTGATAAATAAGTTTCAAATAATTGTGTTTTATTTTTACCTTCTTTAACAATATCTTTTGTGATTTCTTTTAATCCTAAACCTTTATCACCTAAAGTTTTTGCGTTTAAAGTATTATACTCAATAAAGTATGCTGCTCTATTTGGCATACCTTCCATAATTCTAGCTTGTTCATACAAATTTAATTTTTCAATACCAGTTTTAGTATTTACTTTTGCTTTTCTCATTGTTTCTAGTATTGGATATTTATTATCTATACCTTCAATAATAGATTTTCTTTTAACAGTTGATCCCATCTCTTTTAATCTTGCAACTGTTAAAGGTTCTACTCTTGGTTTTAATACTATATTTTCTGCAGCTTTATTTGCTAACTCATCTTTAAATATTTTATCAGGTTCTTTTATTTTTTTCTCTGGAGTTTTTCTTTCTAATAATTTTGCATAATCTCTAATATATGATCTTGAAGCAACATCTTCTAATATTCTTTTATTTGTTATAGCTTCATTAAATACTTGATTTGGTTTTTTACCTGTATCAATAAATATTTTTTTAGTTCTATCTTCCATAGTTTTTCTAGGTTGTACTGCACCTAGTCCACCAAATAAAACTGCTGAATAAGAAAATTCTTTTAAGGTAGGTAACTGACCATTAAGTGTAGCTCCAACACCTTCAAAAGCTGTTAGTTGTGAAGCAACTCTAGTTATATATTTGTCTGCTAGTTTTGTTCCACCCACTCTTAATTGTGGAGCAATAGCTGTAGCTGCAAATGTTAAACCTTGTTTTGCACCTTCTTTTAATCCTTCTTGTAAAAAATTTTTAAGAATAGTAACTGGCTCTCCATAGGATTGTTGTTCTAAACCTTTTACTATAGTAGCTCGTGCAGCACCTGGAATAGCACCAGCTGCAACAGCACCTGGTATTGGACCACCTGCAAGATTTCCACCAAGAAAACTTAAACCATAAATAGGAAGTTCTAAACCGATTGTTGTTCCTCTTTCTAATAAACCTTCAAACCATGTATAATCTTCAGGTTCATGTTTGAGTAATTCTTCTGACAAACCTTCTCCCTTTGCTAATCTTGTTGTCATATCATAAAGAGTTTTTCCATAACCTCTTTTTAATATTGCATCACCATCAAATTGTTTACCCACCACAACTTCTTTTAATGTTAAAGGATCGCCTTCCTGTATCTTAGATTGATAAAGCATCTCATCATCAGGAGATACTATTTCTTCAGTTTCATACTCATTAATAATTTGTTTTTTTATATCTGAAAAATAATCTTGATAAACTTTTTTATTATTATTGGTTGTGCCAAAGGCTTCTAATATTTCTTGATTATTAAAACCAGCACCATTTAACTTTTGTATTTTTTCTTTTTTCCAATCAGCTATTTCTTTTTGGCTAAATCCAGCATCATTAAGTTTTTGTTCTCTTTCTGCTAAATTCATTTTACTCCTAATGTTCTTGCATCGTATTCTGAAGCTGTTTCATTAGGTAGTCTTTCAGGTGCTTCTTTAACTGGAGATTCTTCAGCAATAGATTGTACTATACTTGATAAATCAGAAGTTTTAGGTAAAACATTTTTTATATCTTTAGCAATATAATTTGTAGAATTAGGAGATAATAAATCTGAAATATCTACTCCTGCTCTTAAACCATCAATATATCTTTTATAATATACTTGTCTTAAATTACTAGCTTTAGAATTATACTCTTTATCAAAGTAACTTAAAAAAACATTACCTTGTAATAAAGGTGTAAGATTATTAAACCATTTTAAATATTCTTTATCTTGATTAGCAAATGTATTATTAAAAGACCTAGAAGTTATTGTGCTTAAAAAATTAAGATCATTGTCATTAATAGAACCATCTCCTGCTCTTTCTAAAATACTTTTAGGTTCTTTTTCTCCTTCAAGTAAAAAACCATCTTTAGTATTTTTAATTTCTCCTAGATTAATTTTATCAACAATACTTGAATTAGTATTATAATTAGAATTAAAACTAAATTGATTTAGATTAATTTTATCATTAAGAATAGTAATTTGTTTATCATAATTTACATCTCCTGTTTTAAATGTTTGAAGTTCTTGTTCGCTTAATCCAAAAACTTTGTCATGATTTGTTCCTTTTAATCTATCAACTAATTCTTTAGTTTTTTTATTAATAATTTCACTATTGCTATATTCAAGAAGTTTTCCATCAAATACAGCTTTCTTTCTAACTTCTGTAATAAGTGTATCTCTTTCTTTTCCTGTAATTTGTGAAAAGTTATTTGGATCATTTAAAAGAACAGCAGCACCTGCTGCATTAGTTTGAGCAATTTTTCTAACTTGTGATATTTCTACAAGAGCTGGAAAGTTCTTTTTATAAGCATTATAGTTTTCTTCGCTAATAATTCCATCTGTTACTAATCCTTTATATTTAGTAAGTGCAGATTCAGATAAAATATCAAATTGTAATTTATTACCAGAAGATACAGCATTTAATATATCAGATGCAACTTGTTGTTCTACTTGTCCTACTCGAGTTGTAACTAAATTGTCTCTTGTTTTTTTTAAAATATTATTAACGTATACATTTTTATTTTGAGATAATAATATATCAAAAGTATTAGCAACATTTTTATTAGATGCTTGTGCTTTATATTTTTGTTTAATGGTTTGAAATTTTTCATTAAAATAATCTACACCATCTTGAGGAGTAGATTTTAATTCAGCTTGTTCTGCAGCATTAAATATTTCTACAGTTGCGTCTGCATTTAATTCACCAGCTTTTACTTTTGTTTCAATAGCTTTTTCTTTTATATAATAATCTTCAGCTGCTTTTCCTATTGGTCGTAAAGCTGCTGCTATATTTTGTCTAGGATCAATTTGTATATTAGAGGTTACACTAGCTGCTTCTCCAGTTAATCTAGCTCTTGATGTAAATGTAGGTATCTTCATTAAATTATTCCTTTAGCTTCACCTATTCGAAGTAAACTTTGACCAGCTTTAGCATAATAACCAAACTGAGCAATTGTAGCTTCTTGTCTAGCAATGTTACCTCGTATTCTAGCAAAGTTAGCTTCTTCCATTTTTTGTGATTGTGCAACTTGAGAGTTATAAGTTATAACATCTTTTTCTGTTTCTGCTTGTTCAGCGTTATATCTTAAAACATTTAATACACTTCCTGATCTTTCTGCACCTGATACTGCTGCAGCTACTTTTGTTGAGCCAACTAACTGTTGATAAGATTTATCAAATTTAGCAATGTCAAATTCTGTTTGTTGTTTAATAGCTTCAGCTTCTTGTTCTTTAACTTGAGCATTACGATTCATAATCCTTTGATTGTATTTACCAAGTGCGGATGCTTGTTGTGCTGCTGCTATATCAAATACAAAACTCATTAAAAAATCCTCGCATATCTGAAGTGATCTGAACCATCAAAACCATAATGTTTCATCAATCCTTCGTTT